CACAACCCCGCCTCGATGTTCTGGAGCCTCGGTCTCCTCTTTTTCTGGGGTGATATCGATAATTGTTCCAAAACCTTCTCGAATCCGGGCAAGCTCTTTTTCCACTTCTTCTCTACTAAGGGAGTCGATGCTCCCAACTCTCAGTTCCGACTTACTGGTATATAGTCCCGCCAATTTCCCTCTCGCTACTTCTGACTGAACCGCCGCACTGTACGACGGAGGAGACGCATTCATGGCGGCGTCTCGAATGATTTTGAGATCCCTCTCGGAGCGTTTGTAATTTACGGCATACATAGCATCTAGCTCTGCCCTGTATTGCGCGATGGCACGAGCCACGCGAGGGCGTTTCATCATTTCTGTTGATCTAGAATGCGCCGAGCACGGTTTTACCCCGGCCCGGATTGCGGCCTCTCTTTGCGTGACTAAGCCGTCCTCACTTACCAAAATTTTCACGTACAATACCTCGCGTCGAGTCAGTTTTTGCTCTTCGGGGGGAGTAAGGTCTTTTCGTCGTCCCATGCCAATTTTCCCTTTCAAAACAATAGCATCCCACCACTTTATGGGATTTTCGACACGGGATACCGGTCAACGGTATAGTTCAACCGTTAAAAACCGTGCTTTTTTGCACTATACACCCCTAAACAGGGGCAAACTAACGGTTTCTAACACCCTGACCGAGATCAGCGGGGTGTATATATGCTATGGTATATGGTATAGCTCCCGAAGGATTCCGAAAGCCCAAAAGGTCTAGGGACTACAATAGTATGCAGTAAGTATCTCACACAATTTATAGCAGAATACCGTCTACCTATGAAACTGACAGCATAAAAATAAAAAGTTCTTTTTTAGAAATATTTCACTATATGGTATAGCAAACGTAAGCTAGCTTACGAACTCTTTCTGAGAAGACCGTGGGCCGTGTTTCGGTGTTACTTAAAGCCTTTTTTGCATTCTAGTTTCTTGGTTACATTTCCCCCCATCCTGCACTACGCAGAGAGGCGTTGTCGGCAGCAATATTTTTTTCGTGCTGGCGAATGGATTTCATTTCCTGCGCGTTATTTTCGCATTCCTCGCAGATAGTCCGGTTACCCCACGGGTTGGTTCTGCCGCACTGGACTTCCACCTTGCGGAAACCGTATCCACTCTCGACGTGGAAACTTACTTTATTTGTACATCTTGCCATGGTTGACTCCTATATATGGAGGCTCACGGCCTTCTCAGAAAGAGTTCGCGCTTGGAGGGACCGTGGTCCGGTGTTACTGAATTAGTCTACTTGGCTCGTATTTTTTTCATTTTCGGCCAGCAGCTCTTGCACTGCCGGGTGACTTATAACGGCTGCTGTAAACCGTTCTTCTCTTGCCTTTCGGAAAGCTTCATAAGCGGCCTTCTTCAAGGCTTCACGAGCAGCCTTCTTCACTCTGCTTCGGTAGTGCTTGCCGTAGGCGTCCCCGTTTTTACGCAACGTTGGGACATCTACTTTGACGAGGTAAAGAGGAGGAAGTTCTGTTTCTTCTTCGGTCAGTACTTCTCCCCTATGCCCTGCCAGTGTTACTTTGTTGTGGCCGGTGACATCATAAACGCCAACCGCCATTTCAGTACCTCTCAAGCCACCCCAATCTTGGGCGGCTACAGTTGCACAGGTTTCGACGGCATCTTCGATGGTCTCGGCTCTCCAGCTCGTTCCCATCATTCCGCCGTTCACCCAGGCGAGGTATTCTGTTTTGGATTTGGTCATAGTCGGCTCCTTTCGGAATTGGACCACGGCCCATCCAAACGCAAACTCTGTTGATCTTCCGCTTGGAAGGACCGTGGGCCGGTGTTCTAGTTAGCTACGCCAGAAACCGTAGACGCAACGCTTCCCGTTACGGCTATCGTCATAGGTGTCGTGAAGGACACCGTCTAGGAAAGCCGCGTAGTGTCTGGAAAGATTGAGGATCAAACGCCCGGAGGGCAGCTCATCTTCCCTGACGTGGACTGTGCAGCCGGACCCGATTTGCATCGTCGGTGTCCAACTCCATCCCAGCTCCTCCATCACCTTATGGAAGGTGACCGTGTGAACGCCGGTCCGGGAAGAACTTTTCCTTTTCCGTCGCTTGCTGGGCTTTTCGTTTTTGGAATGCCTATTAATCAGATCATAGGCTTCCTGATAGGGTATCGCGGCGGCTATCGCCACCGCCCTCACCGCGCAATCGCCAGTGGTTCCTTTGAACCCGGCGGCTGCTCGGCCTCCATCGTCGTAAACGAATTTGACCATGGCTGGCTCCTTTCGGAATTAGCCCACGGCCCGTCCAAGCGGAAAATCAGATTCACAATGAGAAACAGCAAACTCTGTTGATCCCATATAATAACATACTGACATTTTAATACAATTGCTTTAAGTCGTTGAAGTAAAAGGAGAATTCGGGATTATTATGGGAAAATAGAAAATCGACGGAATTTTGTGTACCGATTCGCGAATCGATTCGCAAATTGGGCAAGGTCCGGTGGCCGGGAAAAAGGGACCACTCACGTTCGATGGTTGGGCAACTGCCCGGACACTTGCTCCAAAAACAGAGGTGAGTGGCCCTTTAATTTCCCATAACACCGGCTAGAGTAACCAATCCCATGTTTGCCGGTTTATGATGGCACTCAAATTCCCTTTTGAGATTTGGTACGTTTGCCGGATGTCCCGATAGGATTTTCCCGCCTCGTGCATCTTTCTCATCTCCCTCACTTGCTCCTTGGTAAAGGTCCGGTGGCCCTTGCGGTGGCGTCCATGTCTTATTTTATCCAGTGTGTTTTCAGCAGGAGTCGCCCACCTGAGATTAGAGTAATGATTGTTGGTGGGGTCACCGTCCCAATGAGCACATTCATGGTCCGGGGTGGGCGGTTCTCCAATAAAGGCTAACAAGACCAGACGATGCGCCCCCAAGTGGTACTCCTTACCTTCCCACCGGAGGTGGTATTCTTTGTAGCCACCCGCTTTGACAGAACCTTTTAAAACAGTCCCAGCCACCAGGTTCGATCTGTTGACCAACAACCGAAGGTTCCCGTACTCGGAAACTTCGTAAATCGGCAGAAATGTTTTTCGCCACTCCATCAGGCGATGCCGGTCGCATTCTCGAATTGCTGGCGCAAGCTTATGGCCGGTTCCGTAACGAAGGGGCTGGCGACCATCACCCGTTGCCCCCTGCCTGATTTGCCGGGGCGGCGGTCTCCGGTGTCCAGAATATGACGCCGGTCCAGTAATTTTCTATAGCGAGCGGTGACGCTGGAGTACGCCAGATGCGGGAGCTGGGCGCGAACTTCATCGCTGATACAGCCTTCCTTTCCAAAACTATGGATGACCCGGTAGACCGTCCGCTCAAGACGGGTGGGGTCGATGGAATAAGCTGCGTCAGCGGATGTATCCGGTCCTTCTCTCCGGTGCAGTGTGTGTGGGTCTGTCATGGTTTACCTCCGTTCTAGTCATAAAACTTGTGTTCTCCGATAGTCCCGCAGTGGTCCAGTGACCGCGACCACTGTGGCGTGACGCTCAGAGCGTGGTAATGGGTCGCTGCTTCGAGGCCCTCGACGGTGAGGTCTACGGTAAGAACTTGTTTTGCAATGCTGATGGCCGTGGTCCATGCAGCGGTCTCACGGGGTCGCTCGCTCTTGCCGTCGCACCAGTAAGAAAATGCGCACCGGTCACGCACAGGGTTGCCTTTCCAGTAGCGGCCATCATGCACGACCCCACAGGCAGTGGAGGGCCAGCGGGGGTCTTTCATTCTGTTTTTAATTACGACGGCGACGGCTATCTGGCCCAGCAGCGGCTGGTTCCGGGCCTCGAAGTAAATGGCCTCGGCTAGACAGTGGGTTTCTTCCGGAGGGACTTCCTGTGCCTCCACGACTGTGGCGAAAACAAGGGGAATTGCGGCGAGAAAAAGGCGCACGGGGTTATTTGTCGATGGGCCACGAAAAGAGACAATGGGTCTCACATTTCTGGCACTGGAAGTTGCTCTCTATGTATCTGACACCGTCCATATTGGTGGTGTCGTGGTCGCCCCCCTGTATCATCTTGTCGCCACAAATATAGCAGACGCCCCACTGGGAGCGTTCCCAAGGGTCAGACATCATCTGTCTCCAAACAACAATAAGGCCATCTCTACTTCGCGCTGGCTTTTTCTGCTCAGTACACTGAACGGGAAACAATTTCTGTCCCCGAAGTCGGCTTCATCTTCCCTCTGGTAAGAGGAGAACGTCCTCACATACCGCTTGCCGTCGTCCTCGAATACGTCAAACAAATAACCCTCTGTAATGAAGGTCGGACAGACCAGTTCCCGGAACTCCGCCAGATCCCCAAATGCGCCAGCACCAATGATGTCGCGCCAGACGATGGTGACACGTGGGTACTTAACACCGCTTACCTCTGCATATTCCATAGTGTCTCTTTCCACTGGGGAGGAGGGGTGACGTTCGGATGCTTGCCCTTACTGTTGCGGTGGGGAAAGGCCCAGCCTATCTCAACGCCCCTGCGAATACCCCATCGTTTGAGGGCATTTCGTAAGCCGTTGACGGTGGAGTAGTGCGAACCAAACCTCTCCATGACATGGCCCCAGGAGCAGAAACCCGCCCTCATTTTAAGAACTTTAATCGCCATGTCGTCAGGCATCATTGGTCTTTTCCTGTAGCTTCAGACGCCGGTAGCTTCGCTTGCCCTTTTTTGCGGGTACTTGCTTGGGCTGGTATATACGAAGCCGGAGAGCTTTCGCATGAGGGTTGGTGCGCTTACTCATCACTCATCTCGTTCTCGGGGATCTCGCCCTGACTGTCGCAGACTTGGCAGTCTCGTGGCGAGAGTTGTTCGCCCTCTAGGTCACCAACATAGCCGTTGCCGTGACACTCAGGGCACTGCACATACCGGGGTTTTTTTATATCGGGCATTGGTTCGGTCTCCATAAATATAGGGATCATCCTATATAGACCGTATAGCGTGTCAACAAAAAAGGGTCTTCTTGGAAAAGGGAGGGAAACCAAGAAGACCCAGGGGGGAAACAATTTATTCTACGGGGCGTTTTTAACTTCGGCAAGCAGTTCTGGATCAGCCTTGAAAACCAGTTCACTTTGCTCATGGCCGTTTCCGTTAGTACCATTTTCCCAGTCGTAAGGCGTCCCACAATTAGCGCAAAGGAATGTTTGGTCGTCATAGACAAAGAATTTGCTGAAATCGCACTCCCCACAGGCAATCGGTTGAGCGGGAGCAGACGGGGGAAAATTAACAACGCTCATCGGTTTCTCCACAAAAATCGCAACGCCAAGACCAAGGTTTCTCCAGAGTCATCCAACATTCCTCTTCTCTGACCATTATCCCAGATCGATGGCAATAAGAAAAGCGCCAGATACCATGGTCCGTGGAGGAGGGCACCTGACGCTTCGCTTGCGGTTGGAGGGAGCTAAAAACTCCACCCGCTGTGGTCATCGTGTATGTCTCCACAATGGAGAACCTTCCTTGTAAAGGATTAGTCCCATCAATGCAATGGCGTTTTTGAGCTGCCATCGATCCATGTCCATTGCTCGTGAGCCACTGTACCGGCCTCGTCAAATAAAACCGCCATCCTTCCCAACTTTTGCCCGCTATCTATATCGAATAGTTCGGCGGCTCCGTTATCTGCCTCTTGGATGCGGACGGCAAATCTGAGCGACATATGGGCAAAATCTTTGGCTTCCCCAAGGTCTGATACCAGAATAGATGCCTCTTCAGATTCCTTTTGGCCGACGCAGTATTTTATCAGGCAATGGAGGGGGTCCGGTTCAATCATTGTTCTCATCAAATGGCGGTTCAATGGTAATATTTTTAGCATGATCTATGATAAACAGCCTGACTTTCAAGGCTTTTTGTAGCTCGCTCCGTACTCGGAAGGTAGCGATATTTTTCCTTGCGGAAGACGTGCGGCTTATGTACTTGACATCAAACAAAAAACAATTCCCCCGCTTATCCACGGCAACCAGATCTATAGGTCCTTGCGCCGCAAAGTTTACACAGACATAGAACCCTCTTTCAAGAAGCCACGCACAAGCCGTTGCTTCAGCCCACGCTCCTTTCTCGTGTCTCGTTAGGAGTTCCGGTGCGGCCATCCTCAAATTTCTCTAGCTCGTGTCCCCATACAGCCCACCCTTGTTGGCTCGTTCTGGCAAAAAGTTCTATGCGAGGAACGTCTCCCATCAATTTTACAATGCGTTGGGCGACCTCGTCTGGTTTTCTTGAATGTTCTCTGCGCGGTGCGACAACTAAGCGTCGAACACTCGCGGATTGGCGTTGTGGTTTTCCTTTTGTGGCAAGCAGACAAAGCTCTGAATTGGCTCTGGTCCAGTACCCCATGCCGGTGAAAAAATCATCAGCAGTCCACAACGTCTCGGGCGCATTCTTGTTGAGCTTTGCCCAGACAAATGCGATGGTTTTGTAAGTAAACCCCCATTGCTTTATTAAATCAAGGGCTTGGGGAAGCACAGGGTCCGTGGTCCAGAGGAAGAGAGAACAGTTTTCTGCTGCAAGATCTGCGACAGGGAGATCGCGAATCTGTTGCAGGGTCATACAAGCATAATGGTTTTCGGCAGACCTGCCTTTGCCTTGCTCACTCCATGTCTGAAAGGTCCATGGAGGGTCAGCATAGATAACTTGAAATTTATCCTGGGGCAGCGGATAGCACCCTAATTACTTCCGAGTGCCTTTATGCCCTCACGAAGCCGGGAAACCTCTTTGCGAAGGTCTTCAATAATAAAGTGGGACCTGTCTTTTTCTTGCATCATCTTGCTTGCAAGAACACCCAGCTCATAAAGAGTGGCTTCCAGTTCAGTTCCGGACTTGCCGCGCTTTGTGAGAAACACTTCACAAGCATTCCCGAAAGCAGGATCAAACCCAACAGTGACGGCAAATTCAAAACCTTCTCCTATTACCTCGTCGGTAAAACTAGGACGCCGGTTGGGAGGGTCGCTCATTCTTACTGGCTTGTTCAAGAATATGTGTGAACTCACCGGAGATCGTCCGGTGGTTTTTAACCGCACGTGACTTTAGCTTCTTGTACGTCGGGATCGCAATAACGACGCTTTTCCATTTTTCAGGGTTCATAAAAATCCACCTTTCATGTGGGACGATACGCGATTTTCCTCAAGAAATCAAGGGATTTTAAGATGCCCCCAGTTGGGACCGATGGCAATGTCTACGGGAGACGGCACTTTTAGTTCGACCGCCTTTTCCATTATCTCCATTATTTCCTTGGCTTCGGATAGATCTTTAACAGAAAGGGCTAACTCATCGTGGATTTGGACGAGTGGTACTTTCCCTGTTTTGTGAATCTCGACCATGGCCCTTTTTGTCTGATCGGCTGCGGAACTTTGAATCAATCTATTGAGCGCCCGGTAGAGGTATGCGCGTTTAATGTTGCTTCCATACTGGATTACAGCTTCCTCCTTCGGGAGCGCCTTGGAACTGACAAAGAGGTTGGGTTCCCACAATTCAAAGCGGCACTTGCGGCCAAGCAGGGAGCGAACAAAGCCGGTGCCAAGAGGACCTCCTACCCGACGCTGTATGAAATCCTGTAACTCTTTCACGAAGGGTACTTGCTCGTGGTACTGCTGGATCAGATGTTTTGCTTCTTCCGGTGTCACGTCCAGTTGTTCAGCAAGTTTGGTTTGGCCCATGCCGTATAACAAGGCCAGATTTATAGTCTTCGCTTTCCCGCGTGGGATCTTGGCAATGTCGGCTACCCTCTGATGAAAGTCGGTTTGAGGATCGTCACGGTAAGCTTCCACGAATAAATCGGCCCCTGTCAGTCCCCGGTTACCCGGCATTCTGGTCAGGCTGGCATAATGGACTAAGATTCTGGGTTCTTGCTGCGAATAGTCCAAACTACTCCACTTCTCGCCCTCTTCCGGAAGGAACAACCCCCGGATGGCTTCTGCGAAGCGTGGGTTGCGAGCAGGGATTTGTTGGAGGTTGGGGTTACTCATGGACAGGCGTCCAGTTACAGTCCCTCCTCCCTCTGACCGTAGCTGGTTGATGTGTCCGTGGATGCGTCCGTTCTCAGCGTAGCGGAATATGGACGACAGAAAAGTGTTGCCAATCTTATCTGTCTCTCTTGCTTCTGCGATCTGCTGGGCTACTGGATGGGGATGGTTCTGGAGGAAGTTCTTGGTGAATGAGGGAAGACCCGTTTTTGTTCTGCCATAGGGAATACGGTGATGATCAAATAATCTTGCGATGGAAGCCGCCGCCCACAATTCTATAGATACACCTGTTTCCTTCTTGATCTTGGAGAGGACGGATTTGGTTTCCCGCATCAATTTTTGTTTTAATTTCTCAGCCCTGTCCAGATCGATGCGGACCCCGTTCCATGTCATCTCGATACAGAGGGGAAGAACTTCTGCTTCGAGGTCGAAAATCTGCCACAGGTCCTCTTGCGATAACAGGGCTTTGAAATGTTGCCACAGCTCTAACGTCAGTCTTGCATCTGCCTCTGCATACTCTCCCACATAAGCGGCGGGTAACTTGTACATTTCTGCTTTCGGATCGACGCCAAATTCTGCCGCCGCTTCTCGGAGTGCAGCCTCCGATTTCATCTCGCCAAGGTAGTCATAGCAGAGCGAATTGAGAGAGTAGTAGCGCCGGTTCTCATCGATAAGAGGAGCCGCGAGCATCGTGTCTATGAGCCGCCCTTCCATTTTTATGCCCAGCCGCCGGAGCCAGCCAACGTCGTAAGCGGCATTATGAAATATCTTATCTGACTGATACTCGGCTATTTCTCTCGTGAACCATTTCTTGATGTGTCCCTTGTCTAGGTTGCCGCCACCTTCATGCCCAAAAGGGAAATAAGAATTGAAACCCTCGTAAGCTATTGCAATTCCTACCACATTGCCGTTACCGGTAGGCCACCCAGGTCCGTGGGTCTTGAGCCGGGTATCCCGCGTCTCCAAGTCAATTGCGATTTCCTTGATCCCGTCCGGGGTGATCGGTAATACCTCCACCGGGACCCATTCGGTCTTCACGCCGAATTTAGGCTTTTTGAGATTTTCTTTCATTTAGTGATCCACCGGGTACAAAGGAAGCTCTTTTTTCTTCGTTGGCTGTTGAACGGAAGGTTTTGTTTGTAGAAGCTTGACTAATCTTCTTACGTACCACTCAGCCTTTTGAACCTCAACTATAGGAG